TGCTGGGTCTTTATTCGTCGATAACTGGCGTTGGGAGGGAGTTCCTTTTAACGTCATGACTGGTAAGAAAATGCCTTATGGATGTGTAGAGGTAGTCATCAAACTCAAAGCACCACCGCTAAAATTATATGAGGGAGAAGTCAACGATCGTATTGTCATGCGTCTTCAGCCTAATCCTCATCTGGACATTAGCATGGACATTAAATCTCCTGGGCTTGCTGATGATCTTGAACTCGCTACGCTTACACACGCCTATCCCCAAGACAGAGCAATCGACGGATATGAAAAACTCCTATACGATGCAATCCAAGGGGACCAATCACACTTCGTCCACGCCGAGGAAGTTATGGAATCCTGGAGAATTGTAGATGACCTTCTGTGTACTGGTACTAGTTGCCCAATTCGCACTGTCCCTTACCTCTACACTGGCGGATGGGGTCCCGAGCACAAAACACAATTCTTAACTAATTGGGATTATCCAGCATGATTTTATTTGTTCGACATGTTATGCAAACTCCATGGTGCTTAGGCGTCATGGGATTCTTTCTTGTATTCGTTCCAATTATAGGTATGCACCTTGTCCATAAATATGGATGGGAACATTGGGAACCTTTTAGTAGTCATGAATCTCCTACTCCGCCCTCTGAATGATATTAATGACCCTACCTGGAGTGTGATCTTCTCGATCATACTCCTTCTTATTGGAGTCAGTTATGTGATCTATAGGGTACTTACATACGATGATTAAGTTATAGTACAGAAATCTTAGCCATTCTTTACACAATTTTTTCCTACATACAGTATAATCATATTGTAGCTGAGTGTAACACATATGCTAGGTCTTTACCTTGTAGTTGCCATCGTCCTTCTTTGTATAGCATATGCTGGTGTAGAAGAGACGATGCGATTATTCGCATACCTAGATCTTCAGTTGCGTTATGCGTGGGTCAGATTTAGGATGATGTTGTTGCGTCGTAAGTTAAGGCAACAACTTATTAAAGACCTACCTGAATACAATAAACTCATTAAGGAGCTTTCAAAAGATGACCAAGGAAAATAAGGAACTGTCTGACCTCAAATTGGAGAGGAAAGAATGTCCTAAGTGTGGAGCTATTTGGATTAATGGTCAGCACATTTGGTCTGGTACTGGAGCAACTGGTAATGAAGATGATCTTGCAGGACTAGTGTGTAACAATCTAGGAGATCATCAGTGTATCAATCCGAAGAGAGGATCTGATAAAGGAGATACGTGGGAAACACGCCTAGCATACATGGAAGGTCGCTTTGATGAGAAGCGTGCAGACATGGAAAAACTTAGAGATATGGGCAAGAGTTTAGATGATCTCTAAATACTAGTAGTGAACTAGTTTTGTTGTGTCTAGTAATGATATTTACTTGGGGAACCCGAATCTAAAGAAAGCGGGAACCCCAATTCAATTTACACAAAAGCAGATTAACGAGTGGATCAAGTGCAAGAATGATCCCATTTATTTTGCTGTGAACTACATTAAGATTATCTCGCTGGATGAGGGTCTTGTTCCATTCAGCATGTATGATTTCCAGAAAGGTATCTTGAGAGACTTCCATGAGAATCGTTTCAACATTGCAAAACTTCCTAGACAGACTGGCAAATCGACCACCGTTGTTGCCTATCTTCTTTATTACGCTATCTTCTACGATAGTGTTAACATTGGTATTCTTGCTAACAAGGCTAGTACCGCAAGGGAGCTTCTAGGCAGGTTACAACTTGCTTACGAAAACCTTCCCAAGTGGATGCAACATGGTATTCTTGTATGGAACAAGGGTAATGTCGAACTCGAAAATGGATCAAAGATTCTGGCTGCTTCTACATCTGCAAGTGCTGTCCGAGGCATGTCGTTCAATATCCTCTTCCTCGATGAGTTTGCGTTCGTTCCAAACCATGTTGCAGAGCAATTCTTTGCCTCTGTTTATCCTACTATTACGTCTGGTAAATCAACGAAAGTCATAATCATTTCCACGCCTAACGGCATGAATCACTTCTACAAGATGTGGGAGGATGCTAGACGTGGTAAGAATGGTTATGTTACTAACGAGGTCCACTGGTCTCAGGTCCCAGGAAGGGATTCTAAGTGGAAAGAAGAAACTATTAAAAACACATCACCAAGACAGTTCGCTCAGGAGTTTGAGTGTGACTTCCTTGGATCCGCAGATACTTTGATTAGTCCTGCAAAACTACAAAATATTCCATTCCACGATCCCATACAGAGCAATGCAGGACTTGACGTATATACGCGGGCAGAAAAAGATCATGAATACATTATTACTGTGGATGTTGCCCGAGGAATCGGTGGCGATTATTCTGCTTTCGTCGTGTTTGATATCACCACTGTCCCGTATAAAATCGTTGCCAAGTACAGAAATAATGAGATTAAGCCTGTACTGTTTCCTTCGGTCATCTTCCAAGTAGCGAAAGAATATAATAACCCATACATTCTGGTAGAAGTCAATGATATTGGAGATAGTATTGCTGCAACTCTCAATTACGATCTTGAGTATCCTAATGTCCTTATGTGTGCTATGCGCGGCAGAGCGGGTCAGGTCGTCGGACAAGGATTCTCAGGAACAAAAACACAACTAGGTGTAAAGATGAGCGTAACCGTAAAGAAGATTGGTTGCGCTAACCTTAAAGCAATTATTGAAGAAGACAAGTTATTGTTCAATGACTTCCAGATCTTCCAAGAACTTACTACGTTTGTGCAGAAGAAACAAGCGTGGGAAGCAGATGAAGGATATCATGATGACCTTGTAATGTGCATGGTTCTCTTCGCATGGTTAGTCATGCAAGATTACTTCAAAGAAATGACTGACCAAGATATTAGGAGAAGAATCTATGATGAGCAACGTAATCAGATTGAGCAAGATATGGCTCCCTTTGGTTTTATTGATGACGGTATGGGTGATGATACCTTCGTGGACGGGGACGGAACCCTTTGGGAGTATGGAACGACACAGGAAGAAGTCGGATATATGTGGAACTACTAATGGACTTAGGTGACCAGTTTGATTTAGAACATCTACTGTTTAAAACAAGACAATGTAGGTCTTGTGGTCAAACAAAAGATTTGCTCACAGATTTTTACAGGATTAGAAAAGACAGAAAATCACTGTCTGCATATTCTTATGAATGTAAGGAATGCACTAAGATAAGAATCACAGTAAGTAGAATGACTAATAGGGTATTCGATAGATGGGAGTATCCTGATTGGTAGTGTGTTCATGCACTCGTTCCCCACTGAAAAGAGACAAAACTCTAAATAATCATAGACAATTTTGGGTACTTTTCAGGAGACAAAAACATGGCAAGTCAAATCTCGCCTGGTGTCGTTATTAAGGAACGCGACCTAACTACAGGAACCGTTGTAAACTCCGCTGCTACTACTGCTGCTGTCGTTTCAACCTTCCAAAAAGGTCCCGTTGGTGAAATTACCACCATCGCATCTCAGAGAGAACTGGTAGACACATTTGGTGCTCCTGGTTCTGCTAACGCAGATGATTACTTTGTAGCATCTGAGTTTCTAAACTACGGCGGTCGCCTAGCAGTTGTACGCGCAGAAACAGGCGCAGTCAACGCTGGTGCTGCTGCTATCATCAGAAGTCAAACCGACTACGAATCAAGAATCGAATCAACTACTCCCGCTTGGAAGTGGGCAGCAAAAACTCCTGGTATTTGGGGTAACGCACTGGATGTTGTTATCGCTGACCGTGGTGCTGACCAGTATGTTACTTTCGCATCAACACCTGCTGGAATGGCTGCAGGAACAAACCTAGAATTCGGCGGCAGCAAAACTGCTGAAGTTCTTTCTTGGGACGCTTCAACTCTCAAGGCAGCAGTTATTCTTGATGCTCCTACTACAAGACTAACCGCTTCAGATACTCTAGACACTCCTGATACTGGTGTTGCAGTAACACTCGGCGTTAATGCTGCTGGTAGTGATTACACTACAGGTGCTGCTACAGTAACTGGTGGTGGTGGTGCAAACCTAACTGTAAACCTTGTAGTTAATACTGGTGCTCCTTCTGCAATTAGTCTAGCAACAGGTGGATCTACTTACGGTGCAACTGGAACTGCAGTTCCTGTAACTGGTGGTACTGGTTCAAACATGACTGTCGATTTTACTTCAGTTGGTGGAGTTATCGATACCATCTCAATCAACACTCCTGGTACTGGATATACTAACGGTGAAACTGTAGTTGTTTCTGGTGGTGGTAACAACGCAACCTTCACAATCGATAACGTTCTTGGTGCTATCTCTTCTGCTAGTGTTACCACTGGTGGTACTGGTTACCAAAATGGCGAT